TTTAACAATGGATTTTCTTGAAAAAGTATTATTTATCCTTTGTATAAAGGTCCTTGTGCTTGCGTTCCTCCTAGTCTTATTCCACGACTGCTGGAACCAAACGATCTGGAATCCTTTTCCAGAATTTCCGGGAATCTTCCCTTAACAGCGGAATAAACCGCATTACTGTGCATTAACTTGCAGGAGACCCACTATGGGTACACCAGTAAACATTACATTAACCGACAACGTCCTCACTGACCATGTCTTTAAGCCTGTCCTCACGGACGGCCAAGGGTATGCGAAGTGGGAAAGTGATGAACATCCTAATCGCTCGAATATTAAAGGAGCGCTTAGCATCCGCAAAACGCGTGATGTCAAGAAGGGTCTGATGAAGATCCCATTGATTGTTCAGATGCCGGTCTATCGTACTGATATCGCTGGCGCAGTTACCTTGCTCGGCTTTAACCAAGCTAAAGTTGAGTTAACCTTTCTCGAAGACAGCACCAACGCAGAAACACTTCTACTGCGCGGGATGCTTGACGCGAGTCTGGCAGAGGCCACCCTATTGGAGAAATACCATGTGGATGGTGAAGTCTACGTTTAACTATCGTGTAGGCTTCTGACTGTTGTCCCCCGTTCTTACGTGGGGGACTAATACATTTAATCCTTAATAAGGAGTATTGCCATGAGTCGATTTACGATCGACAATTCCTCCGATTTTAAATTGGAGGTCTCCCTTCTTTTAGCCATTGCGGCTTTAGTCGACACTCCACTCTCGAGGGAAGTAATAGCCCTAATACAAGACGAGAAGTGGGAGGAATATTTGGATCTGAAGATAGATCCGAGCAATTATGAGGATCTGACGCATTTCGCCGATGATCATCTCATATGCTCATTACTATCCAAGAGCCCAAACTTTCCAATTAAAGTCGACCGCGCCAAAGCGGCGAAGGACTCGTATTTCGAGTCTGAGACCAGATGCAAAGAGACGAACCTGAGATTGTTAGATCATGCGAGACCTGAATGGTTTCGTGTCTTTCAAGATCAGATTAGTCGCATTTTAGGCCCACTCACGCATTCAGACCTGAAAATGGTTGAGCGTGGTTTTAAATTCGGGCCAGGTGCTACATCTGGAGTCAAGGGTACCGGTACTACAAGTTCGGATAAGATCATAGCAGAGATGCATATGACCGCAGAAC